TACGGCGACCACCGAGATCTACACTCTTTCCCTACACGACGCTCTTCCGATCTCCTGATTGATCGCCTGCTGCTTCAGGGTGAGAGGCTTCTTGACCACTGACACCATGACTGCCTCCTATCCCGCGTAGTAGCCGCGTCCGGGGGTGAACTTCAACTTCTGCCCTGGCCCCAGAACCACGTTCGCCCGGTTCGTGAAGTACCGAGGGGCCTGCGTGGCAGCCATCCGCGCCTGACCGGGCGGGAGCTTCGTGGCGACAGGAGGCTTCGCCAGCTTCGGAACCTGATCGGGGCGCTGCCCCTGCCCTGCGTCGAGCGTCGGCCCCGGCTCGCCGGATCCATCGACGGGGTAGAACATCGGATTCTGCGCTGCCCTCAGAGCCGCAGCGGCCTTCGCCGCCGTGAAGACCTGCTGCCCCTGGGCGATGGAGTTCGCCTCGTCCGAGAGCGCCGTCCCCTGTTCGTTGAGGTAGTCCTGGGTGGCGCCCAGAAGTCCCTGGTCGTATGACTCCTGCACCTGATTCTCTCCCCCTCGGAGAGCGCCTGAATCGAGGATCCCTCGGGAGGCGAGAGAGGCGGAGAGATCTGCTCGACCACGGCCCCTCTGGAGTCCCAGTTGGGCCAGCGCCGAGTTCGTGTTCTCGGCTGCCAGCTTCGCCGTGTCAGGATCGAGGCCCTCCAGAGCGTTCGCGTCCGCGCTCCCCGGCTGGAAGCCCAGGCGGATCAGCGCGGCCCTCATTCGGGCGCGACGTCCCTGGTGGGCGAGGCTCTTGTTGTACTGGTAGTTGCCCGACGCCTCCGTGAAGTCAGGCTCGCCAGCGAGGAGCGCACCGTAGTTCGGGGCGGGGGGAGGAGCGGCGCCGGGGAGTTTGACGCCTCCACCGATGGGAAGGGTCGATCCGACCGCCTTCTTCACGGGTGCTGGCGCTGGCTTGGAGTAGTACCCCTTGCCCGACGTGAAGCCGAGAGTGGCTCCAGGTGCGAGCTTGACGTTCTTCTTGTAGGTCTTGTACTGGGGCTGAGGGGGGGCGAGTGCCATGCTGTCTCCTAGTCTACGCTCCGAGGGAGATGATCTTGTTGACGACGATGAAGGAAGGCCCGTCCGTGGGGATCGAGTGGCCGTGGGCGTTGACGGTATGGGAGTGGCCTCCGTCGCCGCCGATGGAGTGCGCGTGGTCGCCAGCCGGGTCGATGACGTGATTGTGGCTGTTGATCGCCACGCCGTAGGCTCCCGGGCCTGACACGCTGGTAGAGGATGAGGCGTTCCCTGAAACGTGGTCGTGCGTTCCGGCGTTACCCGTCGCCCCACCGTGAGAGTGGCTCCCGGCAGAGTTGGTTCCCGGAGAGTCGTTGCCCGTCGCCCCGTTGTGATCGTGCTTCGGAGTCCGGTCGGCCACCGCCTGCCCGTCGTTGTCGTTCAGCGCGTCCACGTCCGCGTGAGTTCCCTTGCCGACCACGATCCGGCCCCGGAGATCTGGGACGTTGAACATATTCCCGCCCGAGGTGCCGTAGGTCGTGCCGATGGCGGTGAAGAGGCGCGAGTAGACGAGGGAAGTCCTGTCGTACTCGGCCCCGTCGCAGAGGACGTAGCCTCCGGGGGCCGTCGCCCCGGCGTAGTCGAGGATCGCGCCTGCCGGGGGAACGAAGGCTCCCGCCGCGCCCGTGTCCGCAGGGGTGCCCAGGGTTCCGATCCGGGGGTACTGCTCCTCCAGCCAGCCACGCAACCACGCCTTGAACTCCAGGGGGAAGGCGAACGGATCCCCGAAGAGGCGGGTGACGAGCCTCACCTCGTTTGAGGTCAGAGGCTCCTGGGCTGTCGCATCCTTCGCGGGATCGTATGAGCGCTCCCCCTCGGCCATCAGATCTCCTTGTGGACGCGCATCTGCTCGACGGAGAAGCCCTCAAACCCGACCTCATGGAGGGAGAAGTCCTGGAAGTTGTTCAGGATCGAGAAGCGGAAGGCGAAGCCGTCGTGCATCTTGCGGACAGGGATCCGTGCCCGGATGTACTCGTCGGTGGCCTTCGCCCTCTTCGGAAGGTCAATCCAGGTGATGCTCTCCGGGGCGCCCAGGGCCGTGTTCACCTCCACCTTCAGTTGCGGGGCCGTCTGGGCGGTGACAGCCGGGAGGCTGTAGCCCGGGTAGATCATCACCGCTCTCTTCTGCCCCGCAGGGCCGAGACGGTTCCACCCTGTCTCCAGCACCGGATCGACCCGGGTGCCATCCTCGTCAATCCTGGACGTGGTGGGGTTGTTGGTCGGCTCAAAGGCGTTCGACAGGTCAACGACGCGGCGGTTGAAATGGTCACCCATGAAGATCTTCTCGCCCCCGGCTCCCTGGGTGGCGACGTAGGTGGCGGCGTTGAAGTTCCCCATCGTGAACCACGCCCGAGTGGGGATGTCCACGACGAAGGTGAAGGCCCTGGTTGTCGGCCCGTCCGGGTCGGTCGTCAGGTACATCGAGACGACGTAGAAGTCCCCGTACATGGTGGCCGAGAGGATCGTCGGGCTGTACTCCCAGATCCTCTTCCAGGCCCGTGAGACTCCCCCGGTCGTGGCGAGGTTCGTGGTCACCGATCCGTCCGTCATGTAGATGCCGCGCTCGTCGGCCCAGATCACGTTCTCCCGCCAGTAGGTGATCAGGCGAGGGGAGGCGCAGCCGATGCGCTCCGGGAACGGCTCCAGCACCATGTCGCCCGTCTGGTTGGAGAGCGTCGAGTCAGGGGGGACGGTGCCGCGCAGGCGCTCCATCGAGCCACGGTGGAAGCAGAGGATCGAGGAGCGCAGAGCGGCGAGTCCCGTGAGGGGCAGGGAGGTGTTGATGATCGAGATCGGATCCCAGGCTGCCGTGGGGTCACCCGGCTTGGAGAAGGCGACCTGCTGCTCCTTGCCGACCGCGTTGCCGAGAATCAGGCGATCCTTGAAGACGGTGGCGAAGCGCCCCTGGAGGGCGGAGGCGGGGAGGTCGGCCAGCGTGTACGACCCCGAGTAGGTGATCACCTTGCCTGCCGCTGCCCCGCTCGCGTTCGGGACGATCACCCTGAAGCGATGCTGCACCGGGTTCTGCAACGAAACGACCGCCGCCCCGATGGAGGTGGGGGCCGTGGATGCCGTCCCTGCCGGGTTGACATCGTAGGCGGTGCCGTCGTTGGAGACGAAGATGAGCTTGGAGACGAAGCTCTCAAAGTTGGCGAAGATCCCGACGTCCGGGTAGGTGGAGCCAGGGAAGGCGGCAGAGCGGTAGCTCCATTGTCCCCGACCGCGCAGGTTCGCCCCCCGGCTGGAGGGGAGGATGTCGCGCAGATACCAGACCGTGCCCTTCGGGAGAGAGTCCCGAGGGGCGTCCTGGTTCATGCCCTTGACCTGACCGACAAGCTCACTGAGCTTCGGCATTACCCAGTGGTGATGTAGTCGTAGGAGGTGTATCCGTCCTGGATCCTAGAGCGACGGCCCCCCGGGGTGACCCTCTTGTTCGTCGTCCGCTTGATGTCTCCCAGGTTGCCCCCCAGTCCATTCTCGCCTTCGTACAGGATCCTGTAGCGCTCGCCCGACTGCGATGTAATGTCATCGCCGTAGTCCGCCCCCATCCAAAGGCAGTAGTTGAGGATCGCCGTGAAGTGGAACTCGGCAGGGATCCCCCCATAGATCTCGTCGGAGGGGTCGTGGGAATCCTGCGTCATGGGGGTGGGCCTCGGGACGTACCAAGCCTTGTAGCTCCTGTCCACCTCGTCGCCTCCCGAGACGAGCAGGTTCCCGAAGCCGACGATGGAGTAGGAGAGTCCAGAGGGATCGCTCTGCACCTCGGCTGCATCAGCCTGGGTCATCAGGACGCCAACCGAGTCGTTCGCCCCCATCTTCCGCAGATCCATCATCGCCAGAATCCCGGAGGGGATCTCAAACGAAGAGGCCCCTGCGTCCAGGTTGAAGGTCAGGATCTTGACGTTCGACTTCGTGCGTCGGTTGATGTCGAGGACGGCCTCGTTGATCATGTCGTGAACGAGGGTGATCTCGTCCCCTGCCACCGTGTCGTCCAGCCCGAGGATCTGAACGACGCGGTGAGCGATCTGGCCCCTGGTCATTCCTCTCCCTGGACGATCACGACTTCGGGCTGCTGCCGGATGGCGCCGCCCTCATCCAACCGCGCTTTCAGGTTGTCCGTGAACATCTCCAGACCTTCGATCCCGTAGACCACGACAGCCTCGGAGACTCTCTCCCCGATGGGCTTGCCTTCGGAGTCCTGCTCCAGGAGAACAGACTGGACGATGAACTTGAACGGGGTGAGTCGCACTCTTCCTCCTCCTACTTCAGTTGCCGGATGCAGATGATGCCTGAGCCGCCGAGCGTGGTCGTAGAGTCTCGGTTGCCCCCGGCGCCGCTGCCCGTGTTGGCCGTGGCAG